GTCTGCCGGGCCCAGATCGAAATGGTCGAGCAGGGGCTGGAGGATTAATTCCGCATCATGGGCCAGAGGCGCTCGACCTCGGCCTTTACGCGATCACGAAGCGGCCCCGGTATCTTTCCGAGGGCCGCTTTTCTTTTATCCTTATCGGGCATTGCGCAGATTTGCCTGGCGGCAGTGAATATGTGGAACGAGGCCCAGCTACGGATCGACGGATCGGCCTTGTCCCAGCGGACATGACCCCCAAGAAGTTCCGCCAATTGCTCACTGGGCCACTTTCCGCGCTTTACAGGCGCTTCAGCCCTGAACAGGTCACCTTGCATTGACCCAGCCCTCAAATGCTTCCCATGCGGCTACAGCGCCAAGCGCAACACAGGCATAGGCACCGCAATCCTGCGCAGCCTTCAGATATTCAATCTGCCCGTCCTGCCACTTGCTTTTTGTGTGATCCCTGCGCTTCAATTCACAAACGAAAGACTTTCGACCAGGGATGATGATGTCAGCAGCGCCAGGGGTCATTCCCTCGGCCCTGTGCTTGATAATGGCAGAGAACTGTCCACCAACCTTCAGCCCCTCATTGCGTGGATGGATCGCAATTGCACCCCATGTGTCTGGATATGTCCTGCGGATCATCGAAAAGAAGCTGCTTTGCTCAACCTCTTCCTTTGGGCAGTTGCCGCGAAAGGCGATGTCGCCAAAAACAGGCACTGGGCAGTTATCAAATTTCATTTCGGGATCGGCTCCACATCAGGGGAGAGATTATAGGCAAGAATGCGCCAAAAACCAGATGACGCATCTTTCAGGTAGCGGATCGTGTCTGGCTCTTCTGTGCCGTCATTAGTGGCTGATGCGAACAGAATCCAATCACGCATACCTTGGCTGTGCGTTGCCTCTGGCATATGCCAAGTTGAGAACTGCCTGTGTGGCGTCACCCAATCCGCACGGATCGTTTTCGCGCCCTTGCGGCTCAGTCCCGGCGTGAACTTGGCAGAAAGAACAGTATCGCACTGCGGCCTGGTGACATCCCTCTTCAACGCACGGAAGTCGGCTACCAGCTTGGCATTCGGATCCACAATTTCGGCTTTGCATGAGTAGCAATATCTGGCCGAAATGTCGTTTGGTTCATTGCACATTGGGCAGGGCTTGCCAGACCACCTATAATTGCACCGCTCATATTCGCCCATTGGTCCGGTTTGCACCGATCCAAAGCAGCGCCGTCCGAAATGCACCGAAATTGGTCCAAATTCAGTTTCCAGCCTCTCGCCAAACACATCCAGCGCATAGCCATGTTCATCGCGGCTATAATCTTTGTAATCTGGGTTCAGCTTAAACTCATTGATGTGGCTGCACTCTGGGCATGAGAACTCCACCGCATCTCCTGATGAAGCGCCGCCAGCCTTGATCTCTGGATTGTAGATGTCGCCGTCAGGGAAGTGCTTTTCTACGTTCCCGGCATAATCCAGCAGCAGTGATGTCTCTTTGCCGGGATGAAGCCGCCACGCCCGACCAAGAATCTGCTGCAAAAGAGCCGCGCTCTCAGTGAAGCGCAGCAGGGCGATTGTTTCGGTATGCGAAACGTCGAAGCCGGTCGTAAGTGTCCCTACCGAGACAAGATGTCTTATCTTCTGCTGGCGGTATGCTTCGATAACTTTCTTGCGATCCGCCTGAGACATATCACCTGTCACCATCGCGCTATTCTGCGGCGGCAGGCTTGCCATGATCTCTTTGGCATGGGCGACCGTAGCGGCAAAATACATGATGCCGCCAGGCCGGTCCTGCGCCTTGTGCATGGCGTCAGCAACGATGCTGGCCGTCAGGCGACCGTGACCTACAAATGCGCGCTCCACGGTTCCATGATCGAACGTGCCATTGGGAAGCAGCACGATCCCGCTGGTATCGTATTTGTCGCTGTTGATCGCGCCGACCTCCATAGGCGTGATGAAGCCTTGATCCAGCATCTCCCTTGCCGAAACACGGTAAACGCATTTGGTGAAGTAGGGATCACGGGTTTTGTCGTCACCGTTGACGCGGTCATCCGGCCAAATGCGGAACACGTATCCACTGCCCAGCCGATATGGTGTCCCTGACAGCCCGATCACACGCAGGGCATGGTTAGCCTTGCGCATGGTCTCAATGATCTCGCGGATTGTCGGCGTTAGGCCGTGGCACTCATCAATAACCACGGCGCAGAATCCATCCGTGCCTTGCTTACAGAACCGGCTGATAGAGTTTTTGACGGTGCCTGGTGTGCCAAAGACAACCACATTGCGTGTGGACTTTGCCCCTGCGCTTGCACTGAAGATGCTTGCTGGCTCACCCGTTAGCATGAATTTCTCATGGTTTTGGCGAACAAGTTCTGCACTGGGGGCAAGGCACAACACACGCTTCCCGCCGCTGATGATGTGAAGCTGCCTTGCGAGGTAGGCGATCATAAATGACTTGCCTGCTGCTGGGGCTGCATCGACCATGCATGGGTCAATAGATCGACGCAGCCACCCAAGCGCCGCATCGCAGGCGGATTGCTGATAGGGTCGAAGTTGCATTACCGCAGCACCCAGAACTTGCTGGCCTTCCCGCGATACTCTTCCAGATCGACACCCTTGCAGTGTTCCTTCACGACCTTGGCGTAGGAAATCGCGCCTTCGCGCTCGGTCTTCGTCAACTTGCGACCGGCAATCTCTGCGTTCTTCTCGCCAGCCAGCTTCACCATGTCGGCCAGCAAATCGGCCTTGCGCTCAGTCAGCCTGGCGATCTGTTCGACCAGATCGTCCCACTCAGCGACCATCTTGTGGGCTTCTGGCGTATCGACAGACACACGCTTGGGAGCGAGATGCTCTTCAGCGTTGTTGGCTAGTTCCTCAAGGAACTCAGCGTGGAATTGTCGCAAGATAGGGAGATTCTCATTGATCCAATCAGGATCGTAATCGACCCGCTCCAGTTTCGATCCATTGACCGACCACTGATAGAACCAGCAATGCGGCTGACGGGCAACGTACATCTGGACTTGCATCTGGGCATAGTAATGCGGCTGATCAGAGATCGTCTTGAACTCAGGCGACTCTTCCTTGCGCAATCCGAATGGACACTTGATTTCGATCAGGCCGCCATCGCTGGTAAACCCATCCGGGCTAGCCCCCAGCCAATCCTCATGGATCAGGAACGGCGCCTCCTTGCACTTGAGGCCGCTTTCCATCTGGAACTCAACAAAGGCCCCGGCCTCGTTATAGGCACCATAATCTGTAGCTATGTTGCCCTGAAACTCACGCTCCGCCCCAAGCGCCTCGCGCACCATTAGGCGCATGGCATCTGATCGTTTCATGTATGGCGACAAGCCGAGGATCGCCCCGACAATTGATCCGGTAACTCGACCCTTGCGCTTTTGAAACCATTCCGGTGTGCGCTGTGCTGGCTCGTTCATGCTCTACTCCTATAAATGGCGGCAGACTTTTCCCGGTCTGCCAGCGGGCGGTATCAGGGATCAGAACGGAATGTCGTCGTCCAGGTCATTGGCGCGGCTGGTGGATGCAGCAGGCTTTGGCGCGGATGCAGCCACCTCGACACCATGCTGGCGCGGGAACACGGCACTGATCCAGTTGCCGCTATTCTTCTCACCAGTGGCGCTTTCGATCTCCCAGACGGCGCAGCGAATGATCATTGGACGGGCGGTCAGCGCCATCGTCAGTTCATCGTTCGACGGCTTGCGCATGACCTTTGACAGCTTACCGCCGCAGTTTGCGTCGATAGCAGCCAGCATACGCTTCGCATTGTCGCGCTTCTTTTTTGCCTTGGCTTCGTCCTTGGCGTTGGGGTCATCGTCAGTGACCCACAGTTTCTGATAAATCTTGCGCTTGGCAAATTCATCAGGCTCCTGCACGTTCCAGCGGATCGACAGATATTCCGCGTTGTCGCGGGTGAGATCCCACTTCACTTCGTCGATCTCGGCAAGCACCTTCGACCCATCAGGGATCGGATCAAAGTTGCCAGTTGCGGCTTCAAACTCCTTGGCACCGCTATTCGCGGTTTCGCCATCACTTAGGTCCCAAAACGACATTGCGACTTACTCCTTGTTCGCAAAAATTTCAGCAAATGGATTAATGCCTTCCTCGAAGGCCAGCGGCTCCGTGATCCCATAGCGGTTCTTCGAAACACCGGCAGCGGTGGCGTAGCAGATGACCTCGCGGTCGCCGTTGCTAACCACCTTCTTGCGCTGCCCTTCATCGCCACGCAGGCGGGCCACCAGGCGAACCAGCGCGACCATATCTACATCATCCACGTAGGGCGGAAGGCTCTTCGACATCATGCGCAGGCTGTATCGCGTGTAGTCTTCCTGATCCGGTGGACGCACAGCCTCAAGGTCGGCGTGGCTGATGAAAATGATATTCATCCCCTTGCGCTCGTTCAGGATGCCCGCGCCCTTGCGCAGACGCTGATGCATCGCCTGCACAGCAGCAATGCCGTTGCCATAACCACCCAGCGCCTGATTGATCGACTTCGCCCGACCGTCTGTGTCCATAACGCTCTTGATGAAGACCTGTTCACAGGCGCTCACGCTGTCGATAATCAGCGTCTGATAATCATGCTCTTCCTGCATCAAGGCCAGAAGCTGGTCGAAGATTTCATCCGCGCTCTTAATAAGCGGGAATGCATCAGGGCGCTTGTCGAGCGGGATCGACTGAAGGCCATCTTCAGCGCGGATCACAATCGGCTTGGGGAAAGTTGCGGCAAGCGATGTCTTGCCTGTGCCTGCGTCACCGCAGATAGTGATGATCGGAGCGCGGTTTTGCGGCTTCGACACGGTAGAAAGCAAACTCATGTTACCTCTATTCTGGCTCATTGGCCTATCCTGGCTGCGACAGGATGCAACAGCAGCCTCATTACTAAAGCGGGCTTTACAGGCCGTGTCAAGTGGCATAGTGATCTCGCATTGCTTTAGGAGACTAGCATGACAAAACAGGAAGCAATTGATTGGGCTGATGGCTCAATTACCATTCTTGCTCAAAGGCTTGGAATAACGCCGCAGGCCATTTCGCAGTGGGATGACGATGAGATTCCCATGCTTCGTGAACTTCAAATCCAGATTGGCCAGAACTTCACTAGCAAGCGGAGTGAGCGAAATGGCTAACTATGATTGGGATGCTATCAGACAGAATTACCCCATCGCAGATGTGGTGGCCGAGGCTGTTCCGCTCAAAAAAGCGGGCAATGAATATGTTGGGTGCTGCCCATTCCACAATGAGCGCACCCCCTCATTTCATGTCGTTCCGGCCAAGGAAATGTTCCATTGCTTTGGGTGCGGGGCGCACGGTGATGTTGTTGATTTTATCGCCAAGATGCGCGGCATCGACACCAGGGACGCTATTGATTTGCTGACTGGCGGAGAGGCAAAAATTTCCATCTCTGATGAGCAGCGCAAGCAGCGCGAGGCCGCTTTGACAGAGCGTGACAGGCAGCAGGACATAGCGAGGCAGTCTGCGTCGAAGCGGGCGGCAGAGCGGTGGGATTCGGCCAGTTCAGCGCCAGAAGATCATGGCTATTTGAAGCGCAAAGGCATTGAGGCCCACCAATGCCGGATTGAGCGCGGCAATTTGCTGCTTCCGATCCATGATGCTGATGGCGAGATGATTTCTGTCCAGACAATTGACCCTGACGGCGGAAAGCTATTCCATGCTGGCGCACCGACTAAGGGCGGGCGGATGATGATCGGTCTGCACTTTGGCAGGGTGATCGTCTGCGAAGGTTTTGCCACAGGCGCATCGATCCATGCCGCGATCCCCGATCAGGTCTGTGTCACGTTCTCTAAGGGCAATATGTCCCATGTGGCGCGGCAGCTTGTCGCGGATGGCGTTTCGATTGTCTTGGCGGCTGATAGCAATGCGGGCGAAGAAATGTCCGCGCTAGCCGCTGAACTTGGGTGCCCTGTTGCAATCCCAACGCACGGCAGTGACTTCAACGATCAGGCCCTAGAGCGCAGTCTGGATTCCGTTGCCTTGACGATCAATGCAGCGATCCGGTCGTTCGTGGATGCGCAGCAGCGGGTCGAAGCAGAGGTCAAGGCGCAGAACGCTCCGGTCGATCTGTGGGCGCGATATGAGCCGCCACAATTGCCTACCGGCATCTTGCCGAGCGTGATTGAGCGGTTTGCCTATGAGCGGGCCGAGCAGATGGGCGTCGATCCCGGTGGTCTTGCCATGTCGGCCCTGACTGTCTGTGCAGCCGCGATCCGCGATAGCATCAAGATCAAGGTCAAGCAGCACGAAGGCTGGACGGAAAGCGCACGCATCTGGACCATGCTGATTGGCGATCCATCGTTCAAAAAGTCACCAATCATGCGCGCTGCGGCTGGCAAGTTGAAGGCGATGGATGCCGATCTGCTGCGTGAGGGCAACCGCAAACTTCAGCAGTGGAGTGAGGACGGCGGATCAAAGAGCGGTCAAGAGATGCCGCAATGCCCCAGGCTGCGTGTCGAGGACATCACGATGGAAGCAGCGCAAGAAGTCTGCAAGCACAGCCCTGACGGGATCATGGTGCTTCAGGATGAGTTGTCCGGCTGGTTTGGCGGGATTGAAAAGTACAGTGGGGGCAAGGGTAGCGCAAAGGATCGCTCGTTCTGGCTGACGGCATTCGGTGGCGGGCAGTATGCAGTCAACCGTGTGGGCCGTGGATCGTTCCTGATCGACAACCTGTCTGTGACGATCCTTGGCGGTGTGCAACCGGATCCGATCCGCAAGATCGTCGCTGATGCCAGTGATGACGGGCTGATCCAGCGTTTCTTCCCTATCGTGCTGCGTCCGTCTGTGATCGGTAAGGATGTCGAACTGGGCGGGGCATCATTTGAGTATGATATTCTGGTCGAGCGGCTGCACTCGCTGAAGGCCCCAGAGGGAATCCTCGGAAGGTTGCCGCTCTATTTCGACGATGATGCAAGGATCGTCCGAGACAACTTAGAGCAGCGTCATCACCGGCAGATCACGGCTACTGAGGGCTTCAACAAGAAGTTGGCTGCGCATATCGGTAAGTTCGATGGCCTGTTTCCCAGGCTATGCATTATCTGGCACTGCATTGAGCATATCGATAGCACGGAACTGCCACTGGCCGTCTCTGGCGAGACTGCGCGGCGCGTGGCTGAGTTCCTGTCTGGATACCTGATGCGGCACTCTCTGTGCTTCTACACGAACATTCTCGGCATGGCTGACGACCATTCCAATCTGCAGGATGTGGCTGGGTATATTCTCGCTCACAAGCTGGAGAACGTCACCATGCGGACACTTCAGCGCGGATCGCGCCAGATGCGCCGTTTGACCCGTGATGAGGGCGCAAAGGTGTTTGAGCAGCTAGAGGCGTTCGGGTGGGTTGATCAGGTCAACAAGCGTTCTGATGCCCCAATGTGGGTCGTGCGACCTGAAGTGCATTCGATGTTTGAGGCAAAGGCTGACGCAGAGCGCAAGCGCCGGGAGGAAGTGCGAGAGGTGATTATGGAGATGATGAACGGAAATGATGACTGAAGTGTCACCAAATGTCCCTTGCGTATGAAAGCAGTATTTTCAATTTATTTTATATATAAAAATACATAGTGTGGTCATTTTGGTTTATTTTGGTGCCATGCGCGCAAGGGCCAGTTGGTGACAGTATCTTTGAAAGGAATGAATATGGGTAAGAGATCAGATTTTGAACGCCGCGAACGGGACTTCTATCCGACCCCGTATCAGGCTGTGGTGCCACTGCTGGGTCACCTTCCGCCTCGGGCCATGTTCGTGGAGCCGTGCGCTGGTGATGGAGTATTGGTCAGCCACCTTCACCGGCATGGGCATCACTGTATCAGTGCCAGCGACATTGAGCCGCAGGATCAGTCGGTGAAGGCGCTTGACGTTATGAGGGCGCGGATCGGGCAGGCTAACTTCTTCATCACCAACCCGCCGTGGGATCGGACGATCCTGCATCCGCTGATTGAGCATCTCTCCGACCAGGCTCCGACATGGCTGCTGTTTGATGCCGATTGGATGCACACCAAACAGGCGTTGCCTTATCTGCCTCGGCTGGTTAAGATCGTCAGCGTTGGCCGGGTGAAGTGGATTCCCGACAGCAAGATGACCGGCAAGGACAATTGCTGCTGGTATCTGTTCTATGGTGAGTTTAGGGGGCAGACGCAGTTTTATGGTCGATAACGTTAACCACCCGCCGCATTACCAGGGCAAGGTCGAGTGCATCGACGCAATCGAAACGGCTGTTGATGGGCTGGAAGGGATTGAGGCGGTCTGCACTGCCAATGCCATTAAGTATTTGTGGCGCTGGAAGAGCAAAAACGGTATTGAGGACTTGCGCAAGGGCGCGTGGTATATTCAGAGGTTGATTGAGACGCTTGATGGAAAATGATGACGATAAGGTCTGTGAAAGCTGCAACTGGTATAGCCAGAGCCATGCCATGACGCACGGCTACTGCAAGCGTTTCCCGCCTGTGTTCACGAACCTGGATGATCGCGGTCGGCCCCGCTTCTTCAATCCAGTTGTTTCGCCCAACAATCACTGCGGCGAGTACGCGCCGTTTGATGGCGAATACGAAGAGGTCTGATCCATGTTGGCTATGCAAGTTGATACCGGCGACTTCGATAGGAAGCTGCGTCAGCTTGCAGAGCTGCCCGACATCATCCGTAAGGTGGTGACCGGGGCTATCTCAGACACGGTGGACGATCTGCACACTCGCCAGCAAATGGAGATGAAGCAGGTCTTCAATAACCCTACGCCATATGTGATGCGAGGGCTAAAGAAGCGTTATCCCGGCGGGAAGATGGGTCAGGGTGTCACGAAGGCGGGGACATATTTCGAGTTCTTCCCGGTTGGAAAGTCGCCAGAGGACATCGTCAAGCCTCATG